AATTAGTCTAAATAAGGATAACTTGTTGAAAAGTAATAAACATTTATAAATATATACAAAAAAAGCCCTGACGTTAATCAGAGCTCTCTTTTGTCAAAGTAAAACTAAACTACATCGGAGGAATTGGGGGCTGCGTGCCTCCCATATTTTTATCGCTATAAACAGATTTTTGTTCTATATTATTTGTGTCAACAATCATTTGTTTACCCATTTTGTTATCGTCAATTCTTATTTGACCTTCTGTTTTAGCATTAATCTCATCAATTCTTGAAGCTTGCATATCTTCTCTATTCTCTAAAGCCATTTGTTGTTGCATTTGCAATTGTTGTTGTTGCATTTGCTGTTGTGCTTCTATCTGTCTTTGTTGCTGTTCAGCAGCTACTTGTTGTATAGACTTCCACGCATTCTTTAATATGTTTTTAGCTTCAGTATATGATTCAGCAGTTTCTAATTGCATCAAATCTTCTAATCTTATTTCTTTTGCGTTTAATGATACTTGAGCCAAAGCTATAATCTTATTTTTCATTTCAGCGTATCTTCCGCCATCTTGAATTGTAACTCCATAATCCTGATAACCTATTTCTTTTTCAACTACTAAAAATCTTTGTTGAGTATCGCCTAAAATCTGCTTACCTTTTTCTACTTTAAAGAAACCATAAGACAATTTATAATACTCACACATTTTCATTAATACTCTTTCGGTAAACTTATTCATTCCGTAGAACAAAGGAGTGGTAATGTTTTTAGATGCTGTAATTGCTATTTGAGCATTTGTAACAGTAGAACTTGCCGCAATATCACCCTGTCTGTTTTCGTTAATCCCTGTAATTAAATCTAAAGTTTGACGTATATCATTCTTTAACATGATTAATTGTTGGAATGAACTAGATAAACCTATATCTAATACTTGAATCAAATCTCTTAAATTCAATTCTCTACCAGATTCGTTACCATCCGCAGAAGTATCGAAGTCAACAAAACCATCATTTACTACGTCGTAAATAATTTCTTTCATTGTTCTTTTTTGCGGTAAAGCTGCTCTATTATAACCTATAACTTTGCCTTTTGCAATGTTCAATTCTTTAAGAATTTGATACATACAAATATCAAAAGCTGAATCAAAATTCTCTACAATTTGTTGTAATGATACTCTTATTCCGTCTACCGTATTAAATAAATATCCAACATAAGACATATCAACTACCCTATTAGGGTTATCAACTCTTCTAGGCTGAAACTTTTTACGTCCTAAGTCAACACTTATAATACCGCCAATTCTAACAGCCTCTCTAATATCTTCTGCCCATTTAGTTTCTATTGCTAGTAACTTGCCTTTTTCTACAAGCTTATCGTAATATTCTCTATTGTTCTCATACTCGGCAGCGTCCATTTGAATTGTGTAGTATTCAGAACTTGGATCTAACTCTAATTGTTTTTGTGTTTTAGGCGACAACTTGTAATAAGTCGGAACATAAGAAATCCATTCAATATGCACTACGTCCATACATAAGTCGCCATTTATCTGATATGTTGTTGCCCTTCTTGTACCTGCGTTTTGGTTACCGGTATTCTCAAGACCTTTCAACATTTCTTTTTGTTCTTTTGTCAAATCGTATTTCCTTAATATTTCGGAAATAGTCATTCTATATCTTGCTCCTTTTAATGGCGCTCTTTCAATAAAGTCGTCACCTTCTATTTCGTCAAAAATAGCATCACGGGGGTCAATCTTAATGTAATTAACGTTACCTTCTAAATCAATATCAATCTTACCATAACACATTGATGTAATTTCAAGGTCAAGAAAATTCTTAGAAAGCTTATTCTTCATGTCTAATTCAGAGATACCGTTTTCCAATATCAATTGCATAACGTGCTCATTCTTATCCTTGAAAGTCATTTGGTTCCATACCTCATCTGGATCGCCCTCCGGTAATTCCATTCCTTCCAATACATCAACTCCAACTTCTTTTAACTTAGATAATTCTTTACGAGCAATTAATGCTCCGCGAACTAAATCAGCCTCGTCAAGTTTCTTAGTCTTAGCATCTGAATTTATTGTGGTAACGGTTGGTTTAAGCGCTTGATTAAGGTATTCACCTTTAAGTAATTCTAACTTGTTTCTGCCTAATCGGTATGATATAAATTTAGATTTATTTTCTCTTCCATACGTTTTACCTATGAATCGTAAAGCGTCAGCATTTTTAATACCATTATAAGTATTATACAATCTACTCATTATTGAATAGATATTGTTTCTTCTGTTAAGGATAGTTTCTGCGTAGTTTAAGTGAAGTTTCACCCATGCTAACGTCTTATCCTTGTCTGGAATATCCTGTTTTGGAAAGATCATTATAATTAAATTTCGTTATTTAACCTATTTACCCCGTTGGTAAATTTTGCCTAAAAATACAAATAATAATGATTTTTTCTCATTGTTATTTATTAACATATTATTTTCCAAATAAATCGTGATCTTGCTCTATCGTTTTTAATTTTGGAGAATTAAAACTAAAATCATCGTTTAACAAATACTTATTTAGTTTATCTTTTTCTGCTTCGTCGCGCGGATTTAAAGCGTTTGACATATCTTGCATCAACGCAATACCTAACGTATCTGCTAAGTCATTATCGGAATCATTAGTGTATTCATCGTATGCTTTTAATTCGTCTATCAATGTTGGAAACACTATCTTTTCTCCGTTGTCTAATATGTAACTTTGCATAACAGAAACCATTGCAGGTCTTGACCATTTATTCAAAGATACACCATATTCGTGCAATTGCTCACTATTTACTGATTCAAATTTCTTCGGTCTACGAGCCAAATACCTTGTCCCCCCATTGCTTTTGAAATATTCAATAACCATTGGCTTCGCTACGTCCACCAGTACAGAAGATGTTAAATTGTAATAAATAGCAACTTTTAAACACATTTCGTAAAACTTCTCTTTTCTGTCAGGTCTATTTCTTACAACACAAACAGGCTTCATTTTTGGTTGGTTAGGTAATTTGTGGTCGCGTATCATTACTAGCATAGCTCCCAACGATTTAGAAGTTTTAGATTGGTCTTGATCATAACTATCTATTCCTGCTGAATAAAGATTATTTACAGTTGTAATAGGGTGCCCGTCCATTGAAATTAATACGCAGTCTTTTTCCAAATCGGTATCTTTTGCAGGTATCGCTTCTACCTTAAACGGAACTACTCTTTCCCCTTTGTCATTTTTTACAAATTCTAATTTGTATTTAGCGTACTTTTTAGGATTTGACGACAAATCAAAGCCTACTTTATTGAGTAATTCAATATCAAACTTGTTACTTGACACTCTTTTGAATACTTCTTCTATTGTCAATGGATTATTTTGACATTCCTCAATCCAGCCTTCTATATCTCCTGTATCTAATAAATGTTGTCTTACTTTTTTAATATTTTCTTCGGCAGCTTCTTCGTCCTCAACACCTAACATCTCGTAAGGTTGATACTTCAGCTTTAAATTAGGAACCTCTTCTACATTCTCACCTAAGTCATTAGTAGCTCCTGCAAAGAATGGATGGTAAAACCTTGTTCCCTTAATAAAGAATCTATACATATTGTACGATTCGTAATTATGCCACATTTCCTCAAAGTCTTCTCCCGCCGAACTTTTGTTACCTCCAGTTGCCCAAGTCCAAAAGTTACCTTTCTGAACTGAACCATACATCAAACAAGCTTTAGTCGCATTGTAGAAAGCTTTCAGTTTCTTAAACTCTACACCCTCTTCCGCAACTACATCGTTCAAGAACAATCCCTTAAACAAGTTAGCGTTTTGAAACATGGTAGCTACGTGTATCTTGTTAAAGGTACCTTCTTCACGTTTGCCGTTCTCATCAATAACATCGTAACATGATATTATTTCGTCCGTGCCTTTGCTCCTTAATCTAAATTCAGGAACCAATATGTTATCGTGAACAGCCCACTTTTTCATAAACTCTTCGGTATATGTAGAAAGTCCTGCTGCTACACCTGCATTGTAACCGGGTATAAAACGATAACCATAATCAATAACCATGTTATTAAAAGCCTCCGATAAACCTCCCCTACGTTTCTTCGGTCCTATAAAGTTTAATCCGTTCTTTTTGCAGTGCTCAATAGCGTAAGCTAATTCTAAATGTAAGTCACAAATATCTGCGTTACGCGGTCCTAATACGGTATCAAATATCTTAAAGTTAGCATAGTAGTAATACCTGCCCGGTATAAACATTCCTCCCGTTTGATAGCCGTGTATAATGTAATAAAGTTGTTCTTCCCAAAACTTTTCCCAATCAGGAGTTCCTATTACATTCTTATTGTACTTGCTATCTGCGTATTTAGGAATACCATTCTTAGCAATTGGATTGGGGCAAAAAAATTTTGATTTTTTATAAGGGGGCTTCGGAACCATTTTTATTTTTTTCTAATTTTTTACTTAATCTTGTTTGTTTTCCTTTTTCTATTATCATTGCCATTAATTCAGGAGAATGTTTTTTTCCATAAAAAGGATTATTTTTTCCTCTCATTTTTTCTTTGTGAGATTCACTATTTTTCATCCCTTTTCTTGTAGCTTTTAATTTACCTTCCGCCCAATCTTTTTTCATTCTTTCTGACATTTTCTTTTTTGTTTCTTCAGAAAGTTTTTTACCCAAATTACTCATCCTAAGTTTTTCTTTATGCTCTTCAGTTTTAACATAAGCCCTCATTTTCATTTTTTGTTCTTCTGTCAATTTTCTACCTTTATTTGCTTGACTTATTTTCTTTTTTCTTTCTTCAGAGCAAGGCGGCAATTTTCTTCCTATTCTTTTTTTTCTACTAATTTCTATTTGCTCGGAAGTAAATTTATATCCAGTCCCTCCTTCACCTCCTTGAGTTAAATTTGTTAAATTATA